GCCGCCAACTCGATGGCCAACGGGATGCCGTCGAGTCTGCGGCAGATTTCCACCACAGCGTCCGCCTCGCCGGGCTGGGCCAGCGAGAAGTCCGACACCACACTGTGGGCACGGTCCACGAAAAGGTTCACGGCGGCGGATTCGGTTCCGGCGTTGACGTCGAGCGACGGGACACGCCATAACTGTTCGTCCCTGACTCCCACTCCTTCGCGGCTGGTGGCAACGACCCGCACGGTCGCCGATTGCGTGAGGATTGCTTCGATCAGATCGGCGGCAGCGTCAAGCACATGCTCGCAGTTATCGATCACCAACAACCGCAGCCTGCCCTCCAGTGCAGCGGCAATCGACTCGCTGACGGTCTTGCCCGGCTGTTGGGTGATGCCCAGCACCGCCGCGACCGCGTCGGGCACCGCCGCCGGATCGGTGACTGCGGCCAGCTCGAAAAACCAAACGCCGTCTGGAAATTCATCGACGAGACGCCCCGCGATCTCCAACGCCAGCCGGGTCTTGCCGACCCCGCCCACGCCGGTCAACGTCACCAACCGATGCGCCTTGACCGCCGCTTGCACCTCGTCGAGTTCGGACTCGCGTCCGATGAAGCTGGTGACCGCGGGGCGCAGATTCCCCGGACCCGCATCAAGTGCCCGCAACGGCGGAAAGTCCGTGCGCAGGCCCTCCGCTTGGATCTGAAACACCCCGACCGGATTGGGCAGATCCCGCAATCGCCGCGGCCCCAAATCCACCAGATCCACTCCGCTGAGCAGACTCGCCGTCGAATCGGCCAAGAGGATTTGCCCGCCGTGACCGGCGGCCATCACCCGCGCCGCACGGTTGAGCACCGCGCCGAAGTAATCCCCCTCGCGCAGCTCGGCTTCCCCGGTCGCAATCCCCATCCGCACAGGCAACTCCAGCTCCCGCTGTGCGGCCACCGCGGCATCGACGGCGGATGTTGGTGACGCGAAGGCGGCGCACACCCCGTCCCCGGTGTGCTTGAACATGAAGCCCCCGTGTGCCTCGATCGCCGCACGCAACACCTCGTCGTGGGCGACGAGCGCCGCCCGCATCGCTTGCGCGTCGGCTTCCCACCGACGGGTCGAACCCTCGACATCGGTGAACAGAAACGTCACCACCCCCGAAGGGCCAGCCGACGCAGGAGCGGACACCCCCGCAGACTCTCACAACCGACACGCTCCTACCACACACATTGGCGGAATCCGACCGCGGACACCAACGCCCCGAGGCGCGGCATACGCCCTACCCGCAGGGATCGCACCGGCGATAAGGCACATGTTTGCTGGCGAAAGGTGACACGATGTTGCCGTGAGCGATCCTCATGACGGAGTTGGGGCCATATCGACGGCGACGGCATGACCGCAACAGGGTTGGGATGCGGGTCGTGTGGTGCTGAACTGCGGGCGGGCGACAAGTTCTGCCACGAATGCGCCGCGCCGGTGGTCGCGGCCACCCAATCGGCGGAGTACAAGCAGGTGACGGTGCTGTTCGCCGACGTGGTGCATTCGATGGACATCGCCGCGGCCCTCGGGCCGGAGCGAATGCGCGAGATCATGGCCGACCTCACCGACCGCTGCGGCGCGGTGGTGCAGCGTTACGGCAGCACGGTCACACAGTTCACCGGCGACGGGATCATGGCGGTGTTCGGCGCGCCGATCGCGTTGGAAGACCACGCCGTGCGGGCCTGCCTGGCCGCCTTGGGCGTTCAGGAGGAGGCCAAACGGCTTGCCGTCGATGTCGGCGAGCGTGACGGGGTGGAGTTGCGGGTGCGGGTCGGGCTGAACTCCGGGGAGGTGACCGCCGGCGGGTTGGGTGCGGGCCAGTTTGGCTATGCCGCGGTGGGCGAGCAGGTCGGCATGGCCCAGCGGATGGAGTCGGTGGCACCCCCGGGTGGGGTGATGCTCAGCGCCTCGACAGCGCGACTGGTGGAGGGCGCGGCAATTCTCGGCGAATCCGAGCTGGTTCACATCAAGGGCGCCGACGCGCCGGTGCCCGCCCGTCGGCTGCTGGACATGGTCGACGGGCATCGCGCTGACGCGCGTGCGGAGTCGGCTCTGGTGGGTCGGCGGTGGGAGATGTACGCCGTCGAGGGCTTGCTGGAGCGCGCCATCGAGGGCCACGGCGCGGTGGTCGGCGTGGTGGGCTCACCGGGTATCGGCAAGAGCCGCCTGGCGCGCGACGTGGCGGCGCTGGCGGGTCGCCGCGGTGTCGACGTGTTCACCGTCTTCTGCGAGTCACACACCACCCAAGTCCCCTTCCATGCCGTGGCACGGTTGCTGCGCGCAGGGCTCGGTGTCGAGGGGCTTGACGCGCAGAGTGCTCGCGATCGAGTGCGCGACCGGGTTCCCGACGCAGACCCCGAGGACTTGCTCCTTTTGCATGACCTGCTAGGCATCGCCGCTCCGGACGTGGTGCTGCCGAAGATCGATCCGGACGCGCGGCGGCGGCGGTTGACCGCGCTGGTCAATGCCGCGTCGCTGGCCCGCACCGAGCCGGCGGTCTTTGTTATCGAGGACGCGCACTGGATTGACGAGGTCAGCGAGTCGATGCTGGCCGGGTTCCTCATGGTGATCCCCCAGACGCCCTCGCTCGTGCTAGTCACCTATCGCCCCGAATATCGGGGCGCATTGGCTCACGTGGGAGCTGCACAAACCATAGCCCTTGCGCCGCTGAGTGATTCAGAGACCGCAGCACTGACTGCGGAGCTGCTCGGTCTGCACCCATCGATGGCTGGGTTGGCCACCATGGTCGCCGAAAGGGCCGCGGGTAATCCATTTTTCGCCGAGGAGATAGTCCGTGAGCTGGCCGAGCGCGGTGTGCTGCGCGGCAACCGCGGCAGCTACAAGTCGATGGCCGATGTGGCTCAGGTCAGCATGCCCGTCACCGTGCAGGCCACCATCGCCGCGCGCATCGACCGGCTGAACCCTGAAGCGAAGCGCACCCTGAGCGCTGGGGCGGTCATCGGCGCGAAGTTCAGCCGGGACCTGCTGGAAACGCTGGGTATTGAACCCATCGTCGAGGATCTTCTAGTGGCCGAATTTGTCGATCAGGTGAGGTTCACCGGAGGACCGGAGTATGTGTTTCACCATCCGCTGATCCGCACGGTGGCTTACGAGTCGCAGCTCAAGTCGGATCGTGCCGAGCTGCACCGGCGCTTGGCGGCCGCGATCGAAGCACGTGACCCGGCAGCGGTCGAGGAGAATGCGGCGCTGATCGCCGAACATCTGCAGGCCGCCGGTGATTTGCACGCCGCCTACGGCTGGCAGATGCGGGCGGCAGCGTGGGCGAGCAACCGCGACATCGCCGCGGCGCGACTGAGTTGGGAGCGCGCGGTAAAGATCGCCGACGCATTACCCGTCGAAGACCCCAACAGGACAGCCCTGCGCATCGCTCCTCGGACCATGTTGTGCGGGACCGCCTGGCGAGTCCATGACCATGCGGCAAGGGACCGCTTCGATGAATTGCGGGAGTTGTGCGCCGCCGCCGGGGACAAGGCATCACTGGCCGTCGGGATGGCGGGGCTGGTGATGGATCACGCGTTTCAGGCCCGGATGCGCGAGGCGTCGCAGCTGGCATCGGAAGCCTGGACCCTCACCGAGTCTATTGACGACCCGGCCCTCACGGTGGGGCTGTCCTTCGCGCTGCTCTACGCCAAGCTTGATAGTGGCGAAGGTTCCGACGCGCTGCGGTGGTCACAGAGGGTCATCGACCTGGCCGACGGTGACCCCACAAAAGGCAACTTCCTTTTCGGGTCGCCGCTAGCGATCGCCTTCGCTGCGCGGGGTGATGCCCGCTATTTCCTGGGTCGTGCTGGATGGCGCGATGACCTCCGACGCGGCCTGGCCATGACCCGCAGCGCCGACCACATGTCCTACGCCGCGGTTGTCGCCTGGGTCTACCTCTTGGTGATACCGCTTGGTGTGCTGGTTGCCGATGATCGGGCGGTGCATGAGATCGACGATGCCCTAACGGTTGCCGAACGATCCGGTGATGACCTCGCCGTAGCCGTCGCTCGGGTGACGCTGGGCGTTGGGCTGGCGCACCGCCCAACGGATGCGGAGCGTGATCGCGGACAGAAGCTTCTGGCGGAGGTCAGCGACGCGTTCCTACGCCAGGGATACCTGCTGGGCGAGTTACCGCTTGTCAATGTGTACGTGGCGCGGGAGAGGGCTCGGCGTGGAGATCGCGATGACGCGATTCCGCTCATGCGCGCCGCCGTCGATCATCTGTTCCGCGAGGGACATCTGCTGTTGTGGGGCGTTCCTGCGACCGGTGTTCTGGTGGAGACATTGCTGGATCGTGGGGGCCAGCGTGACGTGGTCGAAGCCGAGGCCGCGATCGAGCGGCTAGCGGCCGCGCCAGCCGATGAGGGTCTGGTGATCCGCGAGATCTGGCTGTTGCGGCTGCGGGCTCTGCTGGCGCGGGCTCATGGGGATACCGCGGCCTACGCGGACTTTCGGGATCGCTACCGCGACATAGCGGCAACGCTTGAGTTCGAGGCCCATATCGACTGGGCTGAGGCGATGCCATGACAGCGGCGGGATTGGTGTGCTCATCGTGTGGTATTGAGCTGCCGGAAAACGCGAAGTTCTGTTTGGAGTGCGGGGCGGCAGTGTCTGCGGCCTCGAAACCTGCGGAGTACAAGCAGGTGACGGTGTTGTTCGCCGATGTGGTGCATTCGATGGACATCGCCGCGACCGTCGGTGCGGAGCGGCTGCGCGAGATCATGGCCGAGCTCACCGATCGCTGTGCGGCGGTGGTGCAGCGGTACGGCAGCACGGTTGCACAGTTCACCGGTGACGGGATTATGGCGGTGTTCGGCGCGCCGGTCGCGTTGGAAGACCACGCCGTGCGTGCCTGCCTGGCCGCCTTGGGCGTTCAGCAGGAGGCGAAACGGCTTGCCGTCGATGTCGGTGAGCGCGACGGTGTGCAGCTGCGGGTGCGGGTCGGGCTGAACTCCGGTGAGGTGACCGCCGGCGGGTTTGGTTCGGGGTCGTTCGGTTACACCGCGGTGGGCGAGCAGGTCGGCATGGCGCAGCGGATGGAGTCGGTGGCACCGCCGGGTGGGGTGATGCTCAGCGCCTCGACAGCGCGACTGGTGGAGGGCGCGGCGAGTCTGGGTGAGTGTGAGCTGGTTGAGATCAAGGGTGCCGAGGAGCCGGTGCCCGCGCGTCGGCTGCTGGGCATGGGCGACGGGCATCGCTCTGTTGGGCGTGCGGAGTCGGCTCTGGTCGGTCGGGGCTGGGAGATGTACGCCGTTGAGGGCTTGCTGAAGCGCGCAATCGACGGGCACGGCGCGGTGGTCGGCGTGGTGGGATCACCCGGCATCGGCAAGAGCCGCCTGGCGCGCGATGTGGCGGCGCTGGCGGGTCGCCGCGGTGTCGAGGTATTCACCGTCTTCTGCGAGTCACACACCAACCAAGTCCACTTCCATGCCGTGGCAGCGCTGCTGCGCGCGGCCACCGGTGTCGAGGGGCTTGACGGGCAGAGTGCTCGCGATCGGGTGCGTGACCGCGTTCCCGACGCTGACCCCGAGGATTTGCTGCTTTTGCATGACCTGCTGGGCATCGCCGCCCCGGATGTGGTGCTGCCCAAGATCGATCCGGATGCGCGGCGGCGGCGGTTGACGGCGCTGATCAATGCCGCGTCGCTGGCCCGCACCCAACCGGCGGTCTTTGTTATCGAGGACGCGCACTGGATTGACGAGGTCAGCGAGTCGATGCTGGCCGGGTTCCTCACGGTGATCCCGCAGACGCCCTCGCTGGTGCTGGTCACCTACCGCCCCGAGTATGAGGGGGCACTCACGCGGGTGCATGGGACACAGACGATAGCCCTTGGGCCGCTCAGTGATCCGGAGACCGCGGCACTGGTCTCCGAGCTGCTCGGCCCCAACCCCTCGGTCGGGGGGTTGGCCACCATGATCGCCGAAAGGGCCGCGGGTAATCCATTTTTCGCCGAGGAGATTGTGCGCGAGTTGGCCGAGCGGGGTGTGCTGGGCGGCCAGCCGGGCGCATACCTGTCAGCAGCTGAGGTGAGCGAGGTGAGCATGCCGGCCACCTTGCAGGCGACCATCGCCGCGCGCATCGACCGCCTCGACCCGAAAGCCAAGCGCACGCTCAGCGCGGCGGCGGTGCTCGGTGCGCGATTCACCCTCGACCTGCTGGAAACGCTGGGGGTCGATCCTGTCCTTGAGCACCTGCTGGCAAGCGAGCTTATCGATCAGATCAGGTTCACCGGACAACCGGAGTATGTGTTTCACCATCCGCTGATTCGCACGGTGGCTTATGAGTCACAGCTGAAGTCGGACCGTGCCGAGCTGCACCGGCGTGTGGCGGCCGCGATCGAAACACGTGACCCGACCTCAGTCGAGGAAAATGCCGCCTTGATCGCTGAGCATCTGGAGGCCGCCGGTGATTTGCCTGCCGCCTACGGCTGGCACATGCGGGCCGCAGCGTGGGCGACCAACCGCGACATCGGCGCGGCGCGACTGAGTTGGGAGCGCGCCCAAAAGATCGCCGACGCCCTACCCGCCGAAGACCCCAACAGGACAGCCATGCGCATCGTTCCTCGGACTATGTTGTGCGGGACCGCCTGGCGAGTCCACGAAAACGTGGCCGGTGACCGCTTTGAGGAATTGCGGGGGTTGTGCGCCGCCGCCGGGGACAAAGTGTCACTGGCGATCGGCATGGCGGGGCTGGTGATCGATCACGCGTATCAGGCCCGGGTGCGCGAGGCGTCGCAGCTGGCATCGGAAGCCTGGACCCTAATCGAGTCGCTCGCCGATCCGACCCTGGCGGTGGGGCTGTCTTTCGCGGCCATCTTCGCCAAGGCTGAAAGCGGCGAGTGGTCTGACATGCTGCGGTGGTCGCAGCGGGTTATCGACCTGGCCGACGGTGACCCGTCGAAAGGCAACTTCCTCATCGGGTCTCCATTAGCGCTCGCCTTCACGACGCGGGCTCTCGCCCGGTATTGCCTGGGTCGGCCGGGATGGCGCGACGACCTGCAACACGGCCTGGCCATGGCTCAGAGCGCCGACCCCATGTCCTACGCCTTCGCCCACGGCTACGCCTACCAGGCGGGACTACTGTTTGGAGTCCTGGCTGCCGACGATCGCGCGATGCGCGAGATCGAGGATGGCCTCCAGATTGCCGAGCGATCCAGTGATGACCTCGCGGTGGTCATGGGCCGGGGGATACTGGGCGTTGCATTGGTGCACCGCCAAGCGGCTGCCGAGCGAGACCGCGGACACAAGCTCATCGACGAGGCCAGCGACGTGCTCCTACGCCGGGGACACTTCCTCGGCGAGGTAGCGCTCGCCAACGTGTACTCGGCGCGTGAGAGGGCTCGGCGTGGCGACCACGATGATGCGATACCGCTCATGCGCGCCAACGTTGACCATCTGTTCCGCGAGGGACGGCTGCTGGCGTGGAGCACTCCTACGACGGGTGTTCTGGTGGAGACACTGCTCGATCGCGGGGCCGACATCGACGTGGCCGAAGCCGAGACCGCAATCGAGCGGTTAGCCACCGCGCCGACCGACGACGGCGTAGCCGTGCGCGACATCTGGCTGTTGCGCCTGCGGGCTCTGCTGGCGCGGGCTCACGGGGATACCGCGGCCTACACGGACCTCCGAGATCGCTACCGCGACATGGCGAAAACCCTTGGCTTCGAGGGGCATATCGCCTGGGCCGAGGCGATGCCATGACGGCGGCGGGATTGGTGTGCTCATCGTGTGGCATCGAGCTGCCGCAAAACGCGAAGTTCTGTTTGGAGTGCGGTGCGGCGGTGTCGATAGCGGCGAAACCCGCTGAGTACAAACAAGTCACAGTTCTATTCGCCGATGTGGTGCACTCCATGGACATCGCCGCAACTGTCGGGTCGGAGCGAATGCGCGAGATCATGGCCGACCTCACCGACCGCTGCGCGGCGGTGGCGCAGCGTTACGGCAGCACGATGGCACAGTTCACCGGCGACGGCATCATGGCGGTGTTCGGCGCCCCGATCGCCTTGGAAGACCACGCCGTTCGTGCCTGCCTGGCCGCCCTGGGCATTCAGCAGGAGGCGAAAAGGCTTGCCGTCGAGGTCGGCGAGCGCGACGGGGTGGAGCTGCGGTTGCGGGTCGGGCTGAACTCCGGTGAGGTGACCGCCGGCGGGTTGGGTTCGGGCCAGTTCGGCTACGCCGCGGTGGGCGAGCACGTCGGCATGGCCCAGCGGATGGAATCGGTGGCACCCCCGGGCGCGGTGATGCTCAGCGCCTCGACAGCGCGACTGGTGGAGGGCGCGGCGGTCCTCGGTGTTGCTGAGCTGGTTGACATCAAGGGTGCCGAGGAACCGGTGCCCGCCCGTTGGCTGTTGGGCATGGTCGAGGGGCATCGCGCTGACGGGCGTGCGGAGTCGGCTCTGGTGGGTCGGGGCTGGGAGATGTCGGCCGTTGAAGGCTTGTTGGAGCGCGCAATTGACGGGCACGGCGCGGTGGTCGGCGTGGTCGGCTCGCCCGGCATCGGCAAGAGCCGCCTAGTGCGCGAAGTCGCCGCGATGGCTGCAGCCAGGGGTGTCGAGGTGTTCACTGCATTCTGCGAATCGCACACCAGTGACATCCCGTTTTACGCCGTGGCGCGCTTGCTGCGTGCGGCCACCAGGGTGGCTGATCTGGACGAATCGGATGCCCGCGCGGTGGTGCGGGCCGAAATCCCCGATGCCGACCCCGAGGACGTGTTGCTGTTCGATGACCTGGTGGGCATCGCTGATCCCGAGGTGGCGCTGCCCAAAATCGATCCGGATGCGCGGCGGCGGCGGCTGACGGCGCTGATCAATGCCGCGTCGCTGGCCCGAAAAGCCCCGCTCGTCTATGTCATTGAGGACCTGCACTGGATCGACGCAGTCAGCGAGTCGATGCTGGCCGAGTTCCTCACGGTGATCCCGCAGACGCACTCGCTGGTGCTGATCAGCTACCGCCCCGAATATCGAGGCGCGTTGAGCAGGCTGCCCGGTGCGCCGAGCATCGCCCTGGCGCCGCTGAGCGATTCAGAGACCGCAGCGTTGGTCTCGGGGCTGCTCGGGGCGCACCCCTCGGTGGCTGGGTTGGCCACCACGATCGCCGAAAGGGCCGCGGGTAATCCATTTTTCGCCGAGGAGATAGTTCGTGAGCTCGGCGAGCGCGGTGTGCTGCGCGGCAACCGCGGCAGCTACATGTCGATGGCCGATGTGGCTGAGGTCAGCATGCCCGCCACTGTGCAGGCCACCATCGCTGCGCGCATCGACCGGCTGAACCCGAAGGCGAAACGCACCCTGAGCGCTGCGGCGGTGATCGGCGCGAAGTTCAGCCGGGAGCTGCTGGAAACGCTGGGCATTGAACCCAGTGTCGAGGATCTGGTGGGGGCCGAACTCATCGATCAGGTGAGGTTCATCGGGCAACCCGAGTATGTGTTTCACCATCCGCTGATTCGCACGGTGGCCTACGAATCACAGCTCAAGTCGGACCGCGCCGAGCTGCACCGGCGCGTGGCGGCCGCGATCGAATCCCGTGACCCGGCAACGGTCGAGGAAAATGCCGCCTTGATCGCCCAACATCTGGAAGCCGCAGGTGATTTGCACGCCGCCTACGGCTGGCACATGCGCGCGGCAACGTGGGCGACCAACCGCGACATCGCCGCCGCCCGACTGAGTTGGGAGCGCGCCCAAACGATCGCCGACGCCCTACCCACCGAGGACCCCAACAGGACAGCCCTGCGCATCGCTCCTCGCACCATGTTGTGCGGGATCGCCTGGCGAGTCCACGTGAATGTGGCCGGTGACCGCTTTGAGGAATTGCGGGAGTTGTGCGCCGCCGCCGGGGACAAGGCGTCCCTGGCCATCGCCATGGCCGGGCTGGTGATGGATCACGCGTATCACGACCGGATCCGCGAGGCGTCGCAGCTGGCATCGGAAGCCTGGACCCTCATCGAGTCGATCGGCGATGCGACCTTCACCGTGGGGCTGTCCGTGCCGGAGCTCTACGCAAAGGCTGAATGTGGCGAGTGGTCTGACGTGGTGCGGTGGTCACAAAGGGTCATCGACCAGGCCGACGGTGACCCCTCCAAAGGCAACTTCCTTATCGGGTCCCCGTTAGCGGCCGCCATCACCATGCGCGGTATTGGCCGGTATTTCCTGGGTCGTCGCGGATGGCGCGACGACCTGCGGCAGGGCCTGGCCATGGCCCGCAGCGCCGACCCCCTGTCCTACGCCATGGTCGTCGCGTACGCCTATTTCCCGGGAATATCGTATGGAGTCCTGGCTGCCGATGATCGTGCGATCCGCGAGATCGACGATGCCCTAGGAATTGCCGAACGCTCCGGCGACGATCTCGCGGTGACGAATGCCCGGGGGACACTGGGCATGGCGCTGATACACCGCCACACCGATGCGGAGCGTGACCGCGGACACAAGCTCCTGGCCGATGTCGCCGAAGTGTTCCTGCGCCAAGGGCACAACCAAACCGAGTTACCGATGATCGATGTCTACTCGGCGCGTGAGAGGGCTCGGCGTGGGGATCGCGATGAGGCCATACCGCTCGGGCGCGCTGCCGTTGACCATCTCTTCCGCGAGGGACGACTGCTGGCGTGGGGCGCTCCTGCGACCGGTGTTCTGGTGGAGACACTGCTTGATCGCGGGGCAGAGAGTGACGTGGCTGAAGCCGAGGCCGCGATTGAGCGGTTAGCGGCCGCGCCAGCCGAAGAGGGTTTAGCTTTGCGCGAGATCTGGCTGTTGCGATCACGCGCTCTTCTGGCACGGGCTCACGGCGATGCCGCGGCCTACGCGGACTTGCGGGATCGCTACCGCGAGATGGCGAGAACGCTTGGCTTCGAGGGGCATATCGCCTGGGCCGAGGCGATGCCGTGACCACTACCGGATTGGTCTGTGCGGCGTGTGGCATTGAACTGCCACCAAACTCGAAGTTCTGCAACCAGTGTGGTGCCACGGTGTCTGCGGCCTCGAAACCTGCGGAGTACAAGCAGGTCACGGTGTTGTTCGCCGACGTGGTGCACTCGATGGACATCGCCGCGACCGTCGGGCCGGAGCGAATGCGCGAGATCATGGCCGAGCTCACCGAACGCTGTGCGACGGTGGTGCAGCGGTACGGCAGCACGGTGGCACAGTTCACCGGCGACGGGATCATGGCGGTGTTCGGCGCGCCGGTCGCGTTGGAAGACCACGCCGTGCGTGCCTGCTTGGCCGCCTTGGGCGTTCAGGAGCAGGCGAAACGGCTTGCCGTCGATGTCGGCGAGCGCGACGGGGTGGAGCTGCGGTTGCGGGTCGGGCTGAACTCCGGGGAGGTGACCGCCGGCGGGCTTGGTTCGGGCCAGTTTGGCTACGCGGCGGTGGGTGAGCAGGTCGGGATGGCCCAGCGGATGGAGTCGGTGGCACCGCCGGGTGGGGTGATGCTCAGCGCCTCGACAGCGCGACTGGTGGAGGGCACTGCGACTCTGGGTGTTGCTGAGCTGGTTGAGATCAAGGGTGCCGAGGAACCGGTGCCCGCCCGTCGGCTGTTGGGCATGGGCGACGGACATCGCGCCTGGCGTGCTGAGTCGACTCTGGTGGGTCGGCGGTGGGAGATGTCGGCCGTTGAAGGCTTGCTGGAGCGCGCCATCGACGGCCACGGCGCGGTGGTCGGCGTGGTCGGCTCACCCGGCATCGGCAAGAGCCGCCTAGTGCGCGAGGTCGCCGCGATGGCCGCCGCCCGGGATGTCGAGGTGTTCACCGCGTTCTGCGAATCGCACACCAGCCAAGTCCCCTTCCACGCGGTGGCAGGGCTGCTGCGCGCAATCACCGGCATCAAGGGCCTTGACCCGCAGGCCGCCCGAGCGCGGATACGGACTCAGTTTGCCGACGGGGAGCCCGAGGACTTGCTGCTTTTTGACGACCTGCTGGGCGTCGCCGATCCCGAGGTGGCGCTGCCCAAGATCGATCCGGATGCGCGGCGGCGGCGGTTGACCGCGCTGGTGAACGCCGCCTCGCTGGCCCGCGAAACCCCGCGGGTCTATGTCATCGAGGACGCCCATTGGATCGATGAGGTCAGCGAGTCGATGCTGGCCGCCTTCGTCCGGGTGATCCCGCAGACGCCCTCGCTGGTGCTGGTCAGCTACCGCCCCGAGTACGAGGGCGCCTTGGCTGGGGTGCACGGTGCTCCAACCATCCCCCTTGCGCCGCTCAGTGATTCAGAAACCGCAGCACTGGTCGCCGAGTTGCTCGGCCGCGACCCCTCGGTTGGTGCGTTGGGCCAGACGATCGCCGAGCGGGCCGCCGGGAATCCGTTTTTCGCCGAGGAGATGGTGCGCGAGCTGGCCGAGCGCGGTGTGCTGCAAGGACAGACCGGCGCCTACGTGTCGACCGCAGATGTCAGTGCGGCCACGGTGCCACCCACCTTGCAGGCGACCATCGCCGCGCGCATCGACCGCCTCGACCCGGCAGCCAAGCGCACCTTGTGCGCTGCGGCGGTCATCGGCTCGCGCTTCAGCCTCGAGTTGCTCGAAACGCTGGGCATTGAACCCAGTGTCGAGGATCTGGTGGAGACCGAATTCGTCGATCAGGTGCGCTTCACCGGAAGACCCGAGTATGTGTTCCACCATCCGCTGATCCGCACGGTGGCCTACGAAGCACAGCTCAAGTCGGATCGCGCCGAGCTGCACCGGCGGCTGGCGGCCGCGATCGAATCAGGTGACCCGGCAACGGCTGATGAGAATGCCGCCTTGATCGCCGAGCATCTGCAGGCCGCCGGGGAGTTGCATGCCGCGTTCGGCTGGCACATGCGCGCGGCAGCGTGGGCGACCAACCGCGACATCGCCGCGGCGCGACTGAGTTGGGAGCGCGCGGTAAAGATCGCCGACGCCCTACCCGCCGAGGACCCCAACCGGGCGGCCCTGCGCATCGCCCCTCGGAGCATGTTGTGCGGGACCGTCTGGCGAGTCCATGAACCTGTGGCCGGTGACCGCTTTGAGGAATTGCGGGAGTTGTGCGATGCCGCCGGGGACAAGGCGTCACTGGCGATCGGGATGACGGGGCTGGTGATCGATCACGAGTATCAGGACCGGGTGCGCGAGGCCTCGCAGCTGGCAGCCGAGGCCATGGCCCTCCTCGACTCGGTCGGCGATCCGACCCTCACGGTGGGGCTGGCGTGGGTGGCGTGCTACGCCAAGTGCGAGAGCGCCGAGTTCTCTGACGCGCTGCGGTGGTCACAGACAGTGATCGACCTGGCCGACGGTGACCCGTCGAAAGGCAACTTCCTGATCGGGTCGCCGCTAGCGCTCGCCTTCACGTCGCGGGGGTTTGTCCGTTGTTGGCTGGGTCGTCCGGGATGGCGCGACGACCTGCGGCACAGCCTGGCCATGGCCCGCAGCGCCGACTCACTGTCCTACGCGTCGGTCGTCGGCTACGTCTACAGCGCGGGAATATCGAATGGCGTGCTGAGGTCCGACGATTCCGCGATACGCGAGATCGACGATGCCCTACAGATCGCCGAACGATCCAGCGATGACGTCGCGCTGGCCTTCGCCCGGATGGCGCTGGGCGTTGCGCTGGTGTACCGCCGCACCGATGCGGAACGTGGCCGCGGACAGACACTTCTGGCCGAGGTCGGCGACGTGTTCCTGCGCCGCGGATACCTGCTGTGCGATTTGCCGCTCGTCGAGGTGTGCTTGGCGCGTGAGAGGGCTCGATGTGGGGATCGCGCTGGCGCCATCCCGCTCATGCGCGCCGCCGTCGCCCATCTGTTCCGCGAGGGACGGCTGCTGTTGTGGGGTGTTCCTGCGACGGGTGTTCTGGTGGAGACACTGCTTGATCGCGGGGCCGACGGTGACGTTGCCGAAGCCGAGGCCGCGATCGCACGGTTCGCGGCCGCGCCAGCCGATGAGGGTCTCGTACTACGAGATATCTGGCTGCTGCGGTTACGGGCTCTTCTGGCGCGGGCTCGCGGCGATGCCGCGGCTTACGCGGACTTGCGGGATCGCTACCGCGATATGGCGAGAACGCTTGGCTTCGAAGGGCATATCGCGTGGGCCGAGGCAATGCCATGACCACTACCGGATTGGTCTGTGCGGCGTGTGGCATTGAACTGCCACCAAACTCTAAGTTCTGCAACGAGTGTGGTGCCACGGTGTCTGCGGCCTCGAAACCTGCGGAGTACAAGCAAGTCACGGTGTTGTTCGCCGATGTGGTGCATTCGATGGACATCGCGGCGGCGGTGGGGGCGGAGCGGCTGCGCGAGATCATGGCCGACCTCACCGACCGCTGTGCGGTGGTGGTGCAGCGGTACGGCAGCACGGTCACACAGTTCACCGGCGACGGGATCATGGCGGTGTTCGGCGCGCCGGTCGCGTTGGAAGACCACGCTATTCGTGGATGCCTGGCCGCCTTGGGCGTTCAGGAGGAGGCACAGAGGCTTGCCGTCGATGTCGGCCAGCGTGACGGTGTGGAGCTGCGGTTGCGGGTCGGGCTGAACTCCGGTGAGGTGACCGCCGGCGGGTTGGGTTCGGGCCAGTTTGGCTACGCCGCGGTGGGCGAGCAGGTCGGCATGGCCCAGCGGATGGAGTCGGTGGCACCGCCGGGTGGGGTGATGCTCAGCGCCTCGACCGCGCGACTGGTTGAGGGCGCGGCAACTCTGGGTGATTCTGAGCTGGTCCAGATTAAGGGTGCCGATGTGCCGGTGCCCGCCCGTCGGCTGTTGGGCATGGGCGAGGGGCATCGCGCCGTCGGGCGCGCTGAGCCGAATCTGGTCGGTCGGCACTGGGAGATGTCAACCGTCGAAGGCTTGTTGGACCGCGCCATCGACCGCCACGGCGCGGTGGTCGGCGTGGTGGGATCACCAGGCATCGGCAAGAGCCGTCTGGTGCGTGAAGTCTCTGCGATAGCGGCTCACCGTGGCGTGGAGGTGTTCACCACCTTCTGCGAATCGCACACCAGCCAGGTCCCCTTCCATGCCGTGGCACGGCTGCTGCGGGCGATCACCGCCATCAAGGGTCTTGACCCGCAGGCCGCCCGAGCACGGATACGGGCACAGTTTCCCGACGCGGAGCCAGAGGACTTGTTGCTCTTCGACGACCTGCTGGGCGTCGCCGATCCCGACGTTGAGCTGCCCAAGATCGACCCGGATGCCCGGCGGCGGCGACTGACCGCGCTGGTGAACGCGGCCTCGTTGGCCCGCGAAACACCGAGGGTCTACGTCATCGAGGATGCCCATTGGATTGATGAGGTCAGCGACTCAATGCTGGCCGCCTTCGTCATAGTGATCCCGCAGACGCCCTCGCTGGTGCTGGTCACCTACCGACCCGAATATCGGGGCGCATTGAGCAGGGTGGTAGATGCCCACACCGTTGCCCTTGGGCCGCTGAGTGCTTCAGAAACCATGGCGCTGGTCGCCGAGCTGCTCGGTGACGACCCCTCTGTTGGCGAGCTGGGCCACAAGCTCACCGAGCGGGCTGCCGGTAACCCGTTTTTCGCCGACGAGATGGTGCGGGATTTGGCCGAGCGTGGCGTGCTGCGCGGCGAGCGGGGTGCCTATGTATCGGCGGCGGAGGTTGGCGAGGTGAGCGTGCCCGCCACGCTGCAGGCGACCATCGCCGCCCGCATCGACCGGCTGGACCCTAAAGCGAAACGCACCTTGTGCGCTGCGGCAGTCATTGGCTCCAAGTTCAGCCGGGATCTCCTGGAAACCTTGGGCGTTGAACCCGTGATGGACGACCTAGTGTGGTCCCGGCTCATCGATCAGGTCAGCTTCGCCCGGCAATCCGAGTATGTGTTCCACCATCCGCTGATTCGCACGGTGGCCTACGAAGCACAGCTCAAATCGGATCGCGCCCAGCTACACCGGGGCGTGGCGGCCGCAATCGAAACCCGCGAACCTGAAGCGGCCGAGGAGAACGCGCCCCTGATAGCTGAGCATCTAGAGGCCGCCGGTGATTTGCACGCCGCCTACGGATGGCACATGCGTGCCGCAGCGTGGGCGACCAACCGCGACATCGGAGCGGCGCGACTGAGTTGGGAGCGTGCCCAAACGATCGCCGACGCCCTACCCGCCGAGGACCCAGCCCGCGCAGCCATGCGCATTGCCCCGCGCACCATGTTGTGCGGGATCGCCTACCGAGTCCATATGAACGTCGCAGGTGACCGCTTTGATGAATTGCGGGAGTTGTGCACCGCCGCCGGTGACAAGGCGTCACTGGCCATCGCCATGGCGGGGTTGACGATCGACCACATGTATCAGGACCGGGTCCACGAGGCGTCACAGCTCGCGTCGGAAGCCATGGCCCTCCTCGAGTCGATCGGCGATCCGACCTTGACGGTGGGGCTGTCCTTCGCGGCGACCTACGCTAAGGGTGAAAGTGGCGAGTGGTCTGACGTGCTGCAGTGGTCACAAAGGGTTATCGACTTGGCCGACGGTGACCCGGCCAAAGGCAACTTCATCGTGAAGTCTCCGTTAGCGTTTGCTTTCACGTCGCGGGGTATTGCCCGGTATGGCCTGGGTCGTCCTGGATGGCGCGACGACCAGCAGCAGGCCCTGGCCATAGCCCGCAGCGCCGACCCCCTGTCCTACGCCACGGTCGCTGGCTACTTCTACTTCATAGCGATATCGTTTGGCGTGCTGAGGGCCGACCATTCCGTGGTGCGCGAGATCGAGGATGCCCTACGGATTGCCGAACGATCCAGTGATGACCTCGCGTTGACCCTCGCTCGGATGACGCTGGGCCTTGCGCTGGTGCACCGCCACACGGATGCGGAGCGTGACCGTGGACAGATGCTCCTGGCCGAGGTCAGCGAAGTGTTTCTACGCCGGGGATATCTCCTGGACAATCGACCGCTCGTCGAGATGTACCTGGCGCGGGAGAGGGCGCGGCGTGGAGATCGCGATGAGGCGATACCGCTCATGCGCACGGCCACCGACCATTTGTTCCGCGAAGGACGGCTGCTGATATTCGGCGTTGCTGCGACCGGTGTTCTGGTGGAGACACTGCTCGATCGCGAGACAGAGAGTGACGTGGCCGAAGCCGAGGCCGCGATCGCGCGGTTAGCGGCAGCGCCAACCGATGAGGGTCTGGTGATGCGTGACATCTGGCTGTTGCGGCTGCGGGCTCTACTGGCGCGGGCGCAGGGCGATGGCGCGGCTTACGCGGACTTTCGGGATCGCTACCGCGACATGGCGAAAACGCTTGGCTACGAGGGGCATATGGAGTGGGCCGAGGCGATGCCATGACGGCGGCTGCCCCGTCAGGGGTGGTGACGTTTTTGTTCACCGATGTGGAGGGTTCGACCCGTCGGTGGGAGGCCGACGCGCAAGCGATGCGGGCGGCGCTGGTCGTGCACGACAAGGTGTTGCGCACGGCGATCGAGGCGTATGACGGGTTCTTGTTCAGCCATACGGGCGATGGTTTCGTGGCGGCTTTCGCGTCGCCGATGTCCGCTGTGAATGCCGCGATCGATGCGCAACGGGAGTTGCAGTTGCCGGTGCGGATGGGATTGGCAACCGGTGAGGCCGAGCTGCGAGACGGGGATTATTTCGGAACGGTACTTAATCGAGCCGCACGGGTGATGGCCGCTGGGCATGGTGGTCAGATCCTGTTGGCCGAGTCGACGGCGGTTCTGCTCAGCGGGGTCGATCTGGTGGATTTGGGGCCGCGGCGGTTACGAGACGTCCCGAACCCGATCACGGTTTTTCAGGTCAACGCGCCGGGCCTACCGGAAGACTTTCCGCCATTGCGGACCCTGGACCCGAGTCCGGGGAACCTCCGGCCTCAGACCACGAGCTTCATTGGGCGTGAGTGGGAGGTCGCCGAGCTGCAAGCGGTGGTGAAGGCTCATCGGTTGGTGACGTTGACTGGGGTGGGCGGGGTCGGTAAGACGCGCCTGGCGACCGAAGTCGCCGCGCGGCTGGCCGATGAATTCCCAAACGGGGTCTGGTTTTTCGACTTGGCAGCGGTCGCCGATCCGGCGGCGGTGCCCGACGCGGTGGCTGCGGTGCTGGGCATCATCCAACAGCCCGGGAAGAGCGTGAGCGAGTCGGTGGCCGCCGCACTGGAGGGCCGAGTCCGGCTGCTGGTGTTCGACAACTGCGAGCACGTTGTCGACAGTGTCGCCGATCTGGTCGAGGCGATCTTCGCTGTCTCAGCGACGATAACGATTCTGGCGACCAGCCGCGAAGGATTGGGCGCCAGCGAAGAGCAGTTGTGGCGCGTCCCGTCCCTCGATGTCGACTCCGGAACCGAGTCCGCCGCGGTGAACCTTTTCGTCGACCGTGCCCACAGTGTCGTGTCGGACGTCCTCCTGGTCCAGCCCGCGGAGGCAGACGCTGTCGTGGAGATCTGCCGCAGACTCGACGGCATTCCCTTAGCAATCGAGTTGGCGGCCTCGCGGATGGCGTCGATGACCGCCAGCGAGGTGCGTGATCGCCTCGATCAGCGGTTCCGTCTGCTGGTCGGGTCCCGGCGCGGTGTGGCCCGTCACCAAACGCTGCGTCATGCGGTGGCGTGGTCGTACGACCACCTCGATGACGCGGAAAAGGCATTGCTGGACCGATGTTCGGTGTTCGCCGGTGGATTCGACCTCCAAAGCGCCTGCGCCGTCATGGGTACCGATGACGACTACGCCATCCTCGATCTGCTCGGTGCCTTGGTGCGTAAGTCATTGCTGGTGGCCGACCGGTCCTCGGGGCGAACCCGGTTTTCGATGCTGGAAACGATCCGCCAGTTCGCCGAGGAGCAACTCGCCGCGAGCGGTGCAGCGGCCGAGGCGCGGGGCGCCCACGCTCGCTACTTCGCGGGGCGTGAGGCCGACATTTTGGCCTTATGGGACGGCCCCGAACAACGAGAGGCTTACGAATGGTTTACCGCCGAACTGGCCGATCTGCGCACCGCCTTCCGGTGGGCCGTCGACCATGGCCCCCTCGACGATGCCGCCAGCATCGCGACGTATGCGGCGTTCCTCGGTTTTCTGGTCAACAAGCATGAACCCATTGCCTGGGCTGAGGAGCTGATTGCGCCCGCGCGGGCAGTCGACCATCCCCGGCTCGCGATGCTGTACGTGCTGGCGTCGCAGTGCTCCCTGGCCGGCCGCCTCGAAGATGCGGTCCGCTACGCCGACGCCTCCGTGGAGGTTATTAGCGACGCCCGCCACGGCGTGCCGTTCGGCATCGAGGGCATGGTTAACTCGGCGTACGTCACCGCCGGCCACCACAAGCGCGCGGCCGAGGTATGCCGCATGCACCTTGCGCGCCGTCGCGACACTCATGCGTTCACCAGATCAGCCTTGGTCATGGCACTGACGATCGAGGGTCCCAGCGAGGAGGCCGATGCCGCCGCGGACGGGCTGGTCGACGCGGCCGAAGCCACGGGCAATGTTTGTGCGCTGTGTTTCGCGCTGATCGCTTATGGCTTCGCCTTCCGCGACACCGACCCTGCTGCCGCTTTGCAGGCAATGCGACGAGGTCTGGTTATCGCACAAAACAGCGGTAACCGGCACGTTGCGTCGCACTTGGCCGCCGTGCTGTGCCGGGTGGAGGCCAATTACGGTGATCCGGTTGCCGCGCTCGAGTACTTCAGGATGGCGATAGGAAATCACCACGAGTCGGGCAACATCACCATGATCAGCACGCCTTTGGCCATCCTCGCGGCGCATTTCGACCGGCTCGGATGTTGTGAGCCGGCGGCGACGCTCGCCGGTTTCGCATTCAGTCCTGTCACGGCAAGGTCTTTCCCCGAACTCAGCGCCACGATCGCCCACCTGCGCGATGTCCTCGGCGACCAGACCTACGAATCGCTCGCCCACAAGGGGGAGACGATGACCACCGCCGCGATGGTGACCTACGCCTACGCCCAAATCGACCAGGCCCGAGCGGAACTGAACGCGGTCTCAAAATAGACGACATATGAGAGTCTCAAAACTCTGTATCAGAATCACGGTGAGCGCCGACGGCCCCTCGGGGAAGTGTTCAACCGGCTATCTTTAGGGGACGCTTAACGCGGGGGCCGGATTGGCGGAGGGTCGGGTGACGGCCATAGCAGCGTGCCGGACATGTGGCACCGAGCCTCTAGAGAACGCCCGGTTTTGTCACAGCTGTGGCACACCAGTCAACGACGCCGATACCCACGCGGAGTACAAGCAGGTCACGGTCCTCTTCGCCGATGTCGTTCATTCGATGGACATCGCCGCGTCGGTGGGTGCGGAGCGGCTGCGGGAGATCATGGCCAACCTGGTCGACCGTGCTTCGGCAGTAGTGCAGCAGTACTCGGGCACGGTGGACAAGTTCACGGGCGACGGGATCATGGCGGTGTTCGGTGCGCCGGTGGCGTTGGAGGACCACGCCGTTCGGGCCTGTCTGGCTGCCTTGGGTGTTCAGGAGGAAGCGAAGGCCCTAGCCGCCGAGGTGCAACGCCGCGACGATGTGATCCTGCAACTACGTATCGGGCTGAACTCGGGCCAGGTGATCGCCGGTGAGATCGGTTCGGGGTCTTTGGGTTACACCGCAATCGGAGACCAGGTCGGTATGGCGCAGCGGATGGAGTCGGTGGCACCGCCGGGTGGGGTGATGCTCAGCGAGTCCACAGCGCGACTGGTTGATGGTGCAGCGGCTCTCGGCGAATCTGAGCTGGTTGAGATCAAGGGTGCCGCCGCGCCGGTGTCCGCCCGGCGGCTGTTGGGCATGGACGAAGGGCCTCGCGCTGCCCGGCGTGCTGAGTCGAATCTGGTCGGGCGGCAATGGGAGATGTCCGCCGTCGAGGGGTTGTTGGACCGTGCCATCGACGGGCACGGCGCGGTGGTCGGCGTGGTCGGCTCACCGGGCATCGGCAAGAGCCGTCTGGTGCGTGAAGTCGCTGCCATGGCAGCGACCCGGGATGTAGAAATATTCACCGGCTTCTGCGAATCGCACACCAGCCAGGTCCCCTTCCATGCCGTGGCGCGACTGCTGCGTGCGATCACCGGCATCGGGGGTCTTGACCCGCAGGCCGCCCGGGCGCGGATACGGGTACAGTTTCCCGACGCGGAGCCCGAGGACTTGGTGCTCTTTGACGACCTGCTGGGCGTCGCCGATCCCGATGTTGTGCTGCCCAAGATCGATCCGGATGCCCGGCGGCGGCGGTTGACCGCGCTGGTGAACGCCGCCTCGCTGGCTCGCGAAACCCCGCGGGTCTACGTGATCGAGGACGCGCATTGGATCGATGAGGTCAGCGAGTCGATGCTGGCCGAGTTCGTCCGGGTGATCCCGCAGACGCCCTCGCTGGTGCTGGTCAGCTACCGACCGGAGTACGAGGGGGCGTTGGCTCGGGTGCACAGTGCTCCCACTATCGCCCTTGCGCCGCTGAGTGATTCAGAAACCGCAGCACTGGTCTCCGAGCTGCTCGGCCCGGCCCCCTCGGTTGCTGCACTGGGTCAAAGGATCGCCGAGCGGGCCGCCGGTAACCCGTTCTTCGTCGAGGAGATGGTGCGTGAGCTGGCCGAGCGCGGCGTGCTGCAGGGACAGACCGGCGCATACGTTTCGACCGCAGATGTCCGCGAGGTCACGGTGCCGGCCACCTTGCACGCGACCATCGCCGCGCGCATCGACCGCCTCGACCCGGCGGCCAAACGCACCTTGTGCGCTGCGGCGGTCATCGGGGCGAAGTTCAGCCGGGACCTGTTGGAAACGCTGGGCATTGAGCCTGCCCTTGAGAACCTGGTGGCCGTCGAACTCATTGATCAGGTGAGGTTCACCGGAGGTCCGGAGTATGTGTTCCATCACCCGCTGATTCGCACGGTGGCCTACGAATCGCAACTGAAGTCGGATCGCACCGAGCTTCACCGGCGCGTGGCGGCCGCGATTGAGTCGCGTGATCCGGCAGCGGCGGAGGAGAACGCGGCGTTGATTGCCGAACATTTGGAGGCCGCCGATGACCTGCACGCCGCCTACGGCTGGCACATGCGGGCCGCAGCGTGGGCGACCAACCGCGACATCGGCGCGGCGCGACTGAGTTGGGAACGCGCGGTAAGGATCGCCGACGCCCTACCCGCCGATGACCCGCACCGGGCAGCCATGTGCATCGCCCCGCGCGCCATGTTGTGCGGGATTGCGATTCGAGTGCATCTGAACGTTGCCGGTGACCGCTTCGAGGAATTGCGGCAGTTGTGCACCGCCGCCGGGGACAAGGCGTCACTGGCCATCGGCATGGCGGGGCTGGTGGCAGACCACACGCATCAGGACCGGATCCGCGAGGCATCGCAGTTGGCATCGGAAGCGATGGCTCTCATCGAGTCGGTCGGCGATCCGACCCTAACGGTGGGGCTGTCCTGGACAGCCATCCACGCCAAGATTGAGGACGCCGAGTGTGGTGATGTGCTGCGGTGGTCACAGACGGTCATCGACCTGGCCCACGGTGACCCGTCTACGGGCAACTTCTCTTTCGGGTGTCCTTTAGCGCTTGCCTTCACGTCGCGAGCTTTTGCCCATTATTGCCTGGGGCGTTCCGGATGGCGCGACGACCAGCGGCACGGCCTGGCCATGGCCCGCAGTGCCGACCCTTTGTCCTATGCAACAGTCGTCGCCTACGTCTACTTGGGAATCCCGTTTGGCGTGCTGAGGCCCGACGATTCCGTGGTGCACGAGATCGAGGATGCCCTACGGATTGCCGAACGATCCGCTGATGATCTCGCCGTGGACTTCGCCCGGATGACGCTGGGCTGTGCGCTGGTGCACCGTCAAACGGCTGCGGAGCGCGAGCGTGGAGAGAAGCTGCTGGCCGAGGTCGGCGAAGTCTTCCTCCGCTTGGGACACAACCTGGCCGATTTACCGATGGTAAACGTGTACTTGGCGCGTGGGAGGGCTGTGCGGGGAGATCCCGATGAGGCCATACCGCTGTTGCGTGCCGCTGTCGACCATCTCTTCCGCGACGGGCAGCTGTTGATGTGGGGATTTCCTGCGACGGGTGTTCTGGTGCAGACACTGCTGGACCGCAGCGCCGACGGTGACGTGGCCGAAGCCGAGGCCGCGATCGACCGGTTAGCGACCGCGCCAGCCGATGAGGGTCTGGTTATCCGTGATGTGTGGCTTCTACGTCTGCGTGCATTGCTGGCCCGCGGTCATGGCGACGACACCGCCTATCGCGACTATCGGGATCGCTACCGCGACATGGCGAGAACGCTTGGCTTCGAAGGTCATATCGCCTGGACCGAGGCGATGCCATGACGGTGGCTGCCCCGTCGGGGGTGGTGACGTTTCTATTCACCGATGTCGAGGGGTCGACCCGTCGCTGGGAGAAGGACGCGGATGCGATGCGGGCTGCGTTGGCCGCACACGACAATGCGTTGCGTAAGGCCATTGAGGCGCACGGCGGCTTCATGTTCAAGCACACCGGCGACGGTGTGTGCGCGGCATTCTCGTCACCAAGGGCAGCGGTGGATGCCGCCATAGCCGCGCAGCGCAAACTGGAATTGCCTGTGCGGATGGGGATTGCGACCGGGGAAGCCGAACTGCGCGACGGTGACTACTTCGGAACGGTGCTCAATCGAGCCGCACGGGTGATGGCCGCCGGGCACGGCGGGCAGATCCTGGTGGCCGTGTCGACGGCGGGTTTACTCAGTGGAGTCGATCTGGTGGATCTGGGGCCGCGACGATTGCGCGACCTGTCGACACCGCTTGGGATATTTCAGATCCGGGCGCCCGGTTTGCGTGAGGACTTTCCGCCGCTGCATGCACTGGATAGCAGTCCCGGAAACTTGCGGCCCCCGACTACGAGCTTCATTGGGCGTGAGTCGGAGGTCGCCGAGCTGCACGCCGCGATGAAAGCTCATCGGTTGCTGACGTTGACCGGGGTGGGTGGGGTCGGCAAGACCCGCCTGGCGATCGAGGTCGCAGCGCGGCTGGCTGATGAATTTCCCGATGGTGTCTGGTTTTTCGAGCTGGCGGCGGTCACCGATCCGGCGGCGGTGCCCGACGCGGTGGCGGCGGTGTTGGGCATCACCCAACAACCGGGTAAGACCGTGAGCGAGTCGGTGGCCGCCACGTTGGAGGGCAGGGTCCGGCTGTTGGTGTTCGACAACTGCGAGCACGTTGTCGACAGTGTCGCCGATCTGGTCGAGGCGATCCTGGCCGCCTCGGCGACCGTGGTGATGCTGGCGACCAGCCGCGAAGGATTAGGGGTCAGCGACGAACAGTTATGGCGTGTCCCCTCGCTCGACGTCAACTCTGGCACTGAATCGGCTGCGGTGAACCTTTTCGTGGACCGCGCACACAGTGTGGTGTCGGACTTCTCGCTGGTCCACCCCGGTGAGGCGGACGCTGTGGTGGAGATCTGCCGCCGCCTTGACGGGATTCCGTTGGCCATCGAGTTGGCCGCGTCGCGGATGGCGTCGATGACGGTAAACGAGGTGCGGGATCGTCTGGATCAGCGTTTCCGGCTCCTGGTCGGTTCACGGCGAGGCCTGTCCCGCCACCAAACCCTACGCCACGCGGTTGCGTGGTCCTACGACCTACTCGACGAACCGGAAAAGCCGCTGCTGGAACGATGTTCGGTGTTCACGGGTGGATTCGAACTCGAAAGCGCCTGCGCTGTAACTGATTTGGATGATGAGTTCGCCACCTTGGATCTGCTTGATGCGCTGGTCCGCAAGTCGCTGTTGGTCGCCGACCGTTCGTCGGGGCGGACCCGGTTCTCGATGTTGGAGACGATCCGCCAGTTCGCCGAGGAACAACTCGTCGCTCGCGGCGAAGCTACCGAGGTCCGGGCCGCCCACTCGCGCTTCTTCGCCGGACGCGAGGCCGACATCATGGCCCTATGGGACAGCCCCCGCCAGCGGGAAGCCTACGACTGGTTCACTGCCGAGCTCGCCAATCTGCGCACCGCGTTTCGGTGGGCCGCCGACCACAGCGATCTGGATGTCGCCGCCACCATCGCCACCTATGCGGGGCTGCTCGGCGCGTGTGTCCAAACTTATGAGCCGATCGCCTGGGCTGAAGAGCTGATCGAGGCCGCCCGCGCCATCGACCACCCCCGGCTGGCATTCCTGTACGTGATTGCGTCGCTGTGCTACTTGACCGGACGGATCGAGGCGGCTGTCGGCTACGCCGACGCCGGTCAAATCGTTCTCGGCAAGAGCCGCCAGGCGCCGCCGTACGGCTCCGAAGCCGCGCTTGGAGCTGTATACCTGGCCATCGGGCAGCCCGAGCGGTGGGTCGAGTTGTGCCGCGCCCAGCTCGTGCGCCGCCGCGACGCCCACGTCTACATCCGGGCATGGCTGGTTGTCGCCCTTGCACTGGCCGGTTCCGGTAGGGAGGCGATGGATTCGGCGGATGGCCTCATCGAGGCTGCGGAGACAACTGGCAACCCGTTGTTCCTCACGTTGGCGCTCACTGCCTACGGCTTCGCTTTTCGTGACGCAGATCCCGTCGGGGCGCTTAACGCCCACCGCCGGGGTTTGGGAATCACTCAAGACAGCGGCAACCGCAACAACGCATCAGGCCTGGCGGTGTATCTGGCACGACTTGAGGCCGAACATGGCGACACCGTGTCCGCATTCGATCACCTCACTCTGGCAATACGCAACTACCACAATGCGGGCGACAACACGACGATCCGCGTCCCGCTGGCCGTCCTCGCCGCTGTTTTCGACGGGCTCGGACGCTACGAACCCGCGGCCACTATCGCCGGGTTCGCGCTCAGTCCCATCGCCACAGCGGGAGTCCCCGAAATCAACACCGCGATCACCCACCTGCGCGATGTCCTCGGCGAGCCGACCTACGAATCGCTCGTCCGCAACGGCGAGACGATGACCACCGCCGCCATGGTGGCCTACGCCTACGACCAAATCGACCAGGCCCGAACAGAACTGGCGAGTGTCTCGGAATAGACCCACATATGAGACCCGCTGTGGAGCACTGTCCGCCGTCGTATTCTCCCATGTCACGACGTCTCAAAAGTCCGTCTCAGGAAAAGATGTCGCGCGTGAACTGTTCAATGCTTAATGACACGCTGCGCGATGGCAGCCTATGAGGAGAGTTTCAGGCCGCGGCGCCGCGAAGAGCAGACACCTATAGAGGATCCAGACGCAATGTGGTCCTCGGCGGTGGCGGCGCCAGAACGGTCTACACAAACACCGCCCTGTTCGACCGAGGCCGCCCCGCAGTCATCGCACCATGCCTCGCCAGGGTGGCGGCGACCAGCGGCGCCACGAACACCGTGCCGTCGCGGCGATCCCACGCCCACAAACCCGCATCGCCGATCGGCCGGCGCCGGGCACCGGCTACCGCCGCATCCAGTTGCGCGTGCCCCGGATGCGACAACCGCCCGGCGGTCACGTCGTCGATGAACCCGCCGCATGCCCTGCCCATGTCCCGCGCCGTGGTGAGCACCGTGCGCACCTTCGCCGCCGCCAGGGCGGGAATCAGGGTCGCCGCAGGACTCGCCCCGTCGATGACCACGGGGACCCGGCGCCGCGCAACCCGCTCACTAATCCACGCCAACGCATCGATCGGATCGCAATGATCGGCAGCCAGCAATTCCACATGCACACCGCGCTCGAGCGCCCAGGCCCCAGCGATCGCCATCGCCCGATCGGGTGAGGCATCCACTGCGATCGCGGTCGGCGGCGTCCCATCTGCCGGACCCGCAGCCACCAGACCCTCCCACACAGCCGGGTCGATCACCTGCTCAACACGATCAGTCGGCCACAAATTCAGCCGCTCGCGGGCGAACCCGGCCGCCGACAACTCGATACGCTCGGCCTCGATCGCCGAGATCTCCACCCGGCCTGGATTCGCCAGGCGCCACTGCTCCCGGTCATCGAGATCACAACCGGGCTCCGCCCCGTACTCCACCCATGCCAACCCTCGATCCGAACCCTCATATGCAGTGCGGCGCAACCGGCCGAAAACCTCAGCGTCAGTGGTCAACTGCGGCGCGGTGCCAAACAACCACGCCG